CACTTGAATATCTCCGAGAATTTGCGTTTGCTGGCTTCCTCGCTTACCACTGGCTTTGTCCAGCATCGGCAGCGCGGGTGAGCGGGCGGCATTGCATCTTTATCTCCTATGCCGATTTCTGTATTATTCAGCGGACCGCAGATCGGGCACACCAAATCATCATTTGCCGTTTGCCAGCGCACGCTGCCGACCACTCCGGTACTCTCCCATGCAATTTGATTGCCTTGGGCATACGCTCGGGTTGTCTCTGTGATCGCGATCATCTCCGCGCGAACATCGCCAAATATGGGCTCAAGCCTTGCAGTCAGTGCGTCCAGCGGCGAACCCTCGTTTATCCAGTCCGTGATGGCTCTGATAACAGTCTCGCGGGTTGTGTCGGTGATCTTCTTGATGAGGTCATAGCGATAAGTACGCGCAAAATCAAGCGCATCTTTGTTGACTACGTTCCAGTCAGCCAACACCCGATAGTTGGCGGGCAAGCCTTCCACGCCCTCTTTCACACCATCCATCACCGTCACCATGATCAGCGAATACATGGCATTCCATAACTCAGCTTCTTCGCCTTCCCAAAAAGCAAGCTGGCGCGGGTCGCTCATTTTAGATCCTTTGCGGCTTTCAGGATGCGCTTTTTCTGTGCGCCAAAGAAGTCATTCATCGCCCTGGTAAATTCCCGTTCGCGTTTCTCGCGTTTCTTCGCATCGATCGCAGCGCTGTAGGCATCCGGGCCTTTGTCGGTGGGTTCTTCCTGGTCACTTTCCGGGGGAGTTGGTTTCTGCGCTGGCATCTGCTTCAGTCTCGCCATTGCTTCAGCGCTGGCCGCGTCTTTTGCGACTTGCCGGAGCTGCATTTCGTTAGACAAACTGTCTACATCTTTTTCGGGCAGATTAACTACGTTGCGCAGCCAGACTTCGTCCTCTGGTGTCCAGGTAATAAAGCTGCCAACCTTTTGCAGGAAATCGGCCACGGCAGTAATACCAACGTTACCCTGAGCGGGTGTGTGCTCAAGCCTGAGCCCTTTGGCGTCGTAGCCATTCAGATCCATGAGCTGCTTGATAGCAGTTTTGGTGAATGTCTCGGCGATAATGTCGCCAACGGCATTGACTGACATTGTGAAGAAATCGGTTTGATCTTTACTGAGTGCCAGTGCGCCCACACCGTCTTGCCCCAACATAAGAAACTGAGCAAGGGCACTGGTCAGGATTCGCTTTTCGTAGCGGTTGATCGTCTTGTCCGTGTCGATCTGCTTTGAGCCGCCAGTGGATAGCAAGCTGAGCGACCAGCCTTGCGGTAGCACAATGCCGCTCTGTTCATCGTTGCGGATGTTACGCACAATCTTGGCGGCTTTCTTGTCGTCCGTATCAGCCCCGCCTGTGGTTGCACCCATCGGCAAAGAGATAACCGGCAGGCCAGCCAGGTCGCGCTCAATACCAATGGCTTCGATTTGCTGGATATGTTTGATGTAGTAATACGGCACCCATGCGGTCCTCAAAATCGAACGGCCTTCGGGGTTATCCCGCTCGGTATGCAGCCGGTAAATCATGAGCCGCTCAATTGGAATCGATGTCGGGTGATACTTGGGCGGGGCCAGCTGCACAAAACCTTTCAGACGTTGCTTGGGGCTCTGGTCGTTAATGCTGTTTTGTACTTCTTCGTACAACCAGCGGTAAACCGTATCTTGACCGCGTGGGCTGAACGACCGCCACAGCATCTTCCCATCAACCAGCTCATAGACCATCTCGAAGATAGCGAAGCCGAAAGGTAACATGGTCAGCGCTTCGCTGATATGGTCATTCCATGAGTGCTCAAGATTGCGCCTGGCATCCTCAAGCAGTTCAAGCCGTGGATCGTCGCGATCATCACTGGCAAACGTCCAGGACGTGGAACGCAGCGGGTTCTCGATACTCAGTAACAGCGCCCCAATGATAGGGCTGTTCAAGCGCATCTCGTTGAAGCGCTTAAACGCTTCTTTGCCGCGCAGCTCGACCAATGGCTCCTGAAAAATCAAGCCCGTGAACTGGGCCAGACCAGTAGTGCCAACTTCGAGATTTGGCGGTAATCCCTGGTTGGTTATCAGTTCCTGCCCACCAAGGACGGATGGTGGCGGGGTAACAATCTGACCCGCGGTAGGGTCTGATATAACCCTGGCTTGAGCTGCATAGTTTTGTCGGTGTTTGTTTCGTGCCATTAGAATCTCCTGGTCCATGATTGCTGTTCGGTGTCAGTGTCAGACGGTCCGCTATTTTCAAGCCACTTGCTTGATTGCTCTGGTTGCGCATCTGGTAAAGACGCAACCGCGCCAGCCAGGGCGTTATCGAGATAACGCAAAGCGTCCAGGCTGTGATCGTGCTCTTTTATCGGCTCGTCTTTGCTGGGCTTCCAGACGTAGTTTTCAAACTCATTAATAACCTCAGTGCACAATGGATCTACCGTAAGCCTGGGCAAGCCATCACCCTGCACTTTGAGCCTATTTTGAATAGCCTGAATGCCATCGAGCACGCGCCCTTTTGCACCCTGGGCACGAATACCAGCGTTTTGCATATCGGCTATCAGTCCAGCCGCGGCAGCGTCTACCGCTACCATGCTGACGCGATAAGCATCCTGCCATGTGCGCGTTTTCTCGACAACTACGTCTTGCAAAACTCCGCGCTTGTAAAATTCTCGGGCAATGTGCCACCGGCCATCGCTGTCACGTCCAATCAATAATAAAACAGCCGGGTTTGTATAACCTTCGTCGCACGCGATAAACCACTCAACCATTTCAGATATAGGACGCTGCTTGACATGGGTCGCAACACTGAAGCCATCGTAAACAACACCTTCAGCGGTTGCCCACTGCCCTTCAAGCAAGCGCTGCCTGCGCACGCCGCTTAAGTTATTAAGCGTTTCCATTGTGACCTTGCCCCGGTCGGTCAGGTTGCCGGCATCGTCATACAGCGTTGGGTTATCCCTGTGAACACTGTTAAGCCTTGTCAGGCTTGAACGTGATCGTATCCAATGCCGGGTGCCTGCTGGGTTGCAATCGCCAAATAACTGAGCGTAGGGCGAATTGGCCGCACGACCGGTCGCACGCGTAAGCAGTGTTTCCCAGTCTTCCAGCGTCAGTTCTTCGGCCTGATTGACGTAGATAAAGTCTCTTTCGCCGCCCAACACTTTGCTCGGGTTATCCATGCCGCCGATCCAGACCTGGGACCCGTTTGGATATATATATCTTTCTGGGCTGGTTCCACCCAATATTTTGACGGCTTCCATATTTGCTACCTTTGCAAATGTTTGGCAAACTGTTCCAGGCATTGTTACTGCGAATTTACGCACAAGAGCGGCCTGGGCCCCTGGGTATTTCCACATCAGCGCGTCCAACTTGTGCAGGCCGCCAAAAGTTTTTCCAGTCTCAGCAGGGCCAACCAAGATTACCTCGTGGTCGCGGCAGCGCCAAAACTCACGCACGGCGCCGCGAAGTGTGACACCGCCTTTGGTCTGTTCTGGAGCTTCGACGATCTGGTATTGAGGCAGGCTCATATCTCATCCATCTTTGCGCCGGTGATAATTTTGACGGTCAGAGCCTGACCTGCCGTTGACATATCCAGGTTGTCTTTGTACTTACCGTGCACGCGAAGGATCTTATCGAGGGCGGTTTGCTTGTTGTAAATCTTGATGGTCATCCCGTTTTTTGGAGAATAGGAAAACTCTTCAAGTAATCCAGAATAGCGAGGGTCAATTACTTTGTCCAGGTCAATGGAAATATGACGCACCCAGTAACTAATTCGAGTTACGGGTTTATCGGGGTTGGTATCATCGATAACTTCTTTCGCGTCAATGATTTCGTAAGTCGGTAATGGGTAGAACGTCCACTCTTCGACTATTTTGAAAAATGTTCCGATAGTTGCGCGTCCCTGTTCGGCCAGCAGCTTAAGCGCTTCATCGGCTGACATCTGCGATTCGGCTATTCGGGCGTCGATGATGGCTTTTATGTACGGTTTTGCATAGTTTTCAGCTCCAATGTTACGGGCTGCCTTCTCCGAATATCCCGCCCTTCTCGCGGCCTCGCTGGCATTAAAACATTTGAGGTATTCATCCACGAATACCTTTTGCTTGTTGCTCAGCGGTTTATTTTCAGCCCGATCCATAATCGCTTCCGCGCTCATCGCCTCTCAATCTCTTCTCGTACGCAATCACCG